TTAACTTAATGCATAGCCCACAATCAAAGTTAGTGTTAAAAACACTGATAATAACAGTGTTAGTAGAACTGTTACTATGCTTCTAAGCATTGATATCCAATTATCTACTTTAGAGAATCCTTTAATACCAGCAAAAAAAGTTCCTATTGAAAAAATGAGTACGAAAAATAAAGGGTGAAAATAAACGGCGTTTATAAAAGATGCATTCATTTCAGGTGTACATACTTCAAGATATAAAAGAAAAAAAGCAATGCAAACGAATGAAAAAATAAAGGACCATAGATTTATATTATGTTTCATAGGTTGCTCCTTTGTTATCGGAATATTTCTATTAAATTTTAATGGAAAATATAAGAAAAAGATAGTGTTTATAAATTAGAATGATTTTTTTGCAAAATAATCCTTTTCTGATAAAAGGTTACTAAAATATGAGAAAATGATATAATAATCCAAATTACACATTTAGTCCTACTGGAAGAACCAGCGGATATCGAACTATAAGAGCATTATTGATATTGCTCTGTAGTTTGGTGTCCGCTTTTTTGTTTTTATTAACAAAATATATAAGGGGTGTTTTTATATATGACGCAATTAACTTTCTTACCTAAAATTGATCGCAAAGCAACGCAGATTCGTGTAGAAGAGATTCTTGAAAACGTTCGTATCTATAGACAATTTGGGATGATTAGACATGAGATGAAGGTTACAGCATCTAGTGAGGTAAGATATCACGGTCCAACAAATATAGTAGGGAAGCCAGCTGAAGATATTGCTTTAGCGAATATTGCTATGAGTGAAAGAGAAGTGAAACTACAACGTTTATCTTTTCAAATTGATAAGGCATTAAGTCGTTTTAGTAAAAACCAAAGGGATATTATTGTAAAACGATATTTAGAAGATGAAGAGGTTTTTGATTACATGGTTTATAACGAAATTGGTATGAGTGAGCGTACGTATAGAAGAAATAAATCTAATGCTTTTTATAAACTAGCTTTTGCTCTTAGATTAGAAGTATATGAGGTAGAAGAAACTGGAGGTAATGAATAATGAATTTTGTTCAACCAATACGTGATCCAGAGCAAATACAGCAGTTAAAAGAGTACTTTAGGGAAAAGAGCTTACGTAATTACATTCTCTTCATTATGGGTATTAATACAGGTCTCAGAATCTCAGATATTTTGAAATTGAAAGTAGGAGATGTTAAAGGCAGTCACATATCTATGAGAGAAAAGAAAACAGGGAAACAGAAACGAATACAAATTACTGTAGCACTGAAAAGAGAACTTAAATGGTTTATTGAAAAAAGAGAAGATAATGAGTACCTATTACAAAGTAGACAAGGTAAGAATCGTCCAATTGGTCGTAGCATGGCATATAAGATATTAAGCGGAGCAGCGGCAGAGTTCGGGTTAGATGAAATAGGAACACATACGTTAAGAAAAACATACGGGTATCACATGTACATGCAAACGAAAAACATAGCATTACTTATGGAGATATTCAATCACTCGTCGGAGAAGGTCACGTTACGCTATATAGGTGTAAACCAAGATGCAATGGATAAAGCAATGACTAGGTTTAAAATCTAATTATTGCTTATTTCTTTTTCATTAAAAGTTAAGCACCCCAAATCCCCTTAAAAAAGTTGTATTCGGAATATTGTAACAAAATAAAAAAAGACCCTACAAGAGAGTCTTTCATCAGCTAATATTAAGCTTTTTGAACATTAGTAGCTTGTAGGCCACGTTGTCCTTGTTCTACTTCAAACGTTACACTTTGTCCTTCGTCTAAAGATTTGTAACCGTCGATTTGGATAGCTGAGAAATGTACGAATACGTCTTCTCCACCTTGACGCTCGATGAATCCAAAACCTTTGTCTGCATTAAACCATTTTACTTTACCTTGTTCCATAATTGTTGCCTCCTAGTGTGGATACCCACACATATGTTACTACCCTTGCTCAAATACCTTAGACGAAAAACAAAATTTATTCTTAATCTCAAGCCAAACAAAAATAGGTCTTTCTTAAATTAACACACTTTCTAAAAAATAGCAAATTTCAAAAATAAGTCTTTATGGTAATTAGCTACTAATATTTGTTGCTGAAGAAAAAGTCACTATGATAGTCATTACAGCAAGAAATTGCCAAAGGATCTCAACAATATCATTGGTTTGATTTTTTTCAGACATTCCACAACTGATAAAATTAGCTATTTTCGAGTTGAATTTTACTTCTGGTAACGATAATTATGTAAATAAGCTGTCCATATGGGCAGCTTATTTTATTTTCCGCATAGCGTAGGTTATTTTGCAAAATGCTGGTGGTATCCCTATACAGTTACTCATAATTTTCGTACTGTGTAACTCAAAAGAGAAAATTAAATGAAATCAATGATACCAAGGGATTCAGCGAAGGGGTCAGTTACACACAATATAAGATATGGGTAACTCGATATAATGTAGAATTAATATATAATATAAAAAGGAGGTGAGTAAACATATGGATTATGAAAAAATAATATATGCGGTTGCAGGTTCATTGATTGGTATAATCGCTACAGTAATTGGTGCAATAATAACTCATTTATTAGCCGGAAAAAGGGAAAAACGGGGAAGGATATATAATAATAAAGAGAAAGCCTTAAAAGAAGTTTATGCTCCTATTTATAAAATATTATCATCAGATTTAGACGATAGTTCCCAATACAAAGGGACTGTCAAACTAAGTGCAATAGAAGAAATTGTACGTGACAATAGTGAACTTGTAGATTCGCAGTTATTAAAAATGGTTCGAAAAACACGGTACGGAATTAGATTTGTCGATGGGCCAACAATGGCAATTGAGGATAGAAAAGCTATGTATGATGTCGATAGGGAATTTTTTATACATATTCATTCTAAGTACAACTCTTTAAAGAAAGAGTTAGGGCTTCCATATGATAAAGAAATGAATTAATTAAAGTAAAATAAGTGGCAGAGTCGTGACCGCTTTTTGGCAGGAAATGTGCCGGTTGTTTTGGAATTCACGTGATATATTTGTATTGTGAGAAGTGGCGGAAAACACAACTCACAAGGTTCCTTTATAAACTATATGTTGTCTAAACGGTTTCATAATGATGGCACATAAAATCCGAAACCAGTAGATGGTACTGATTGAATGTTACCATTAATAAGGAGAGCTTTTGCTCTTCTTTGAGCTAACAACATCCTAGGTAGATGGAATGGGGGAAACCTGATAAGTTTGCCGATAGTGTCTGTCATGGTTGTTAGCTCAAAGAAGGATAAAACTTCACATACCGTAATTGAATCACAAAATAATACATTGAAAAACGAGGACATTCACAAACGTGGCTGTCCTCTTTCTATTAAAAAGCTTGTATCTTTACAAGAATAATAAAGAAAGTACAAAGATACCACCTAGAATGAAACCAATACATAGTGAAGAGTATTTAAGAAAAAGCATTGCGAACACTCCTTTTAGGTAAAGTATGAGCAAAAATGACGATTTTATTAAAAAATGCATCCATTTGGATGCGTTATAGTTATATTTTTAGATAAGACAGCAATAAGCTCTTGTTTTATAGGTAATATACTTATTGGCATGGAATATTTTTCATGAAATGTAGAAAGATAAAAAGGGAATTTTTATTATAAATAGAATAAAGGAAGGTGTGAGTGGAATGAGAAAAATAAAGGAGGGCTCTAAAATGGCCGATTTTATAAATGTAAAAAAAGTTAAAATTATCTATGATGATCAAGGGATGTATGAAGGTGCTATAGGGAGAATTGTTGAAGCTCAAGAGCATAAATACGGTTTGGACTTAAGAGTAGCTATGGAGAATGGTGATAATTTTTGGATTTCTTCTGATTCTGTAGTCGGAATAAGTGAAACAGTATAAAAAATCAGATAAATGTAGTAAAATAGGGATATCTTACATAAAAGGAGGATATTTCTATTGGATTTTAAAGTGTATCAAATTTATCAGCATATTAATTATGAAGGAAGGGAGAGAGAATTAAGAGATTACTTAATACAAACAGGTTTTTTTGATGCGGGACATGGGTTAACGTATCTAATTAATAACGATGTAGAGTTTGATGAAGGGGTTATTACAGGTACTATTAGTGAAGAATTTATTCCTAATAGTTTTGGAGTAAATGATGATAAAAGTATTAGGTTTATGGATGAATATGAGCCTTTTGAAAGAACATTTTTTGCATATGATTTTGAAACACGTGCGTTTTTAGTTCAAAATAGAAGGTATTCACCAACTAATCTTAATCCAGGTAGAACATTTACAAGATTAGAAGAAATCTTTACAGATGCATTCAATACAGTATTTGAATCTGGGTTTACGCCGGTTCCAGTTTTATTGCCAGAAGGAAATGAACTTTTTATCCGATTATTCACTGTGCACAGAGTAGTTGAATTAAAAGTGAAACAAATGGCAGGAAGAGGTTTTATTGGAGAGGTTTCAGAGGATCAAACAGAGAATGAAATAATTCAAAGGATTTGGAATGAAGATGACTCACATATGGATATGATACACTTGAAAACAACTGCAGAAGGAGATTTGAACGATAACGTCCTTGCTTTCGCAGCTATGAACGCGCCAAATGTTGTTATTGATAAAATAAAATATTATGATCCGGAAGAGGATGGTTTTGTAACCAAAAATAGAAGTTCTATGGATAAATTCCCTATAAATAATATTGATAAGGATACAGAATCTATTACTGCATTTCAAGTTATTATTAATACTATTCATGAAAATAGAGGGATTTTAAGAAGGATGCGTCAAATCAGAAATGACGAATAAAAATAAAAAAAGCATTTATCAAAAGATAAATGCTTTTTTTATTTTGCAATCGGACTATTTGAGATATAGAAATAATTGAAGAAAAAAGAAATTAGAAAATGTAATTCCTATTTTTAATGAACTGGAAGATAATACAATGTCACAATAAAAAAAGAGAAGTTATGATTAGTGTGGTAGGTAAAACTATAGATGTATTTTTGATAGGAAGAAGCGAGGACAGATGTATGAACATAACTATGAAATGTTAAATTGTGAGACCACTTCTTTTTATTGTACTTGTGAGGAGTGTCTTGATATTCAATATCGAAAGAAGGCGATTAATAAAATTGTAGTTGAGGTAACGGGTAGTGAATGTATATAAAACAAAACAACAGAAGCGTAAGTTCTACGACAGTAGTGAGTGGAAGAGTATTCGAGAGCAAGTAAAGAAACGAGACTCTTATGAGTGTCAGGAATGTAAGCGTAATGGTCGAGTTCAAACAGACACCAATGAGTACAGTGAGAGCGCAAAGCGTAAGAAGATACAACTTGTTGTCCATCATATAAAGGAACTTGAACATCATCCAGAACTTGCATTAGAAATAGATAATTTAGAAACAGTTTGTGTAAATTGCCATAACAAAGAACATGGAAGAGTTTATGAAAAGAAACAAAATAAATGGGAACATGATGAAAAGTGGTAGAGAAAATAAAAATCCCCCCCCTTAAAACATTTCACCTTTTATCGTTTAAGGGGCACCGGAGGAGGGGGTTAACTGTCAGGTTTTTTTCGATTTTACGCACGTAAGGGGGGTGGGTAGATGGCTGTTAGTATTGTGAGGTTAAAAGAACAGCTTATGAATAGTATTGATATTACAGATTTAGTCGAAGTTGAAAAGGTAGAAAGATATATTGATCTTGTAAAAGCATTTAGAAAAATAAATAAAACTATTAATAAAGAAGGCGAGTCCGTAACGATAAAAAACGGTTCTCAAGTTTTTGTTAAAGCCCACCCTCTTATAAGTGAGAGGAATAAAATTAACAGTTCATTAATTGCTTTGGGAAGAGATATAAAACTTTCTCCTAAAGTTGGTGCTTCTAATTCGGGTTACAGTCCAAGTGATTTAGTATGATTAGGCAAAAATATGTAGATGAATACATTGAACTTTATAGAAGTGGTAAAGTAAAGTTCAACAATGAAAGAGAACTGTTAATTGAATACCTGGAAAAATACGTTTTAAATAGAGACGACTTGTATTTTGATGATGAAATGATCGAGAAGTGTATCCGCTTTGGTGAAAAGTGGTACTTTCCATTACAATCATTTCAAAAATTCTTAATAGCATTCGTCTTTTTATTTTATAAGAAAAATGGCCGTGTATTTTATCGTAAATTCTTGTGGATGCTTGGCCGTGGCGGCGGTAAAAATGGTTTAATGACAGTTATTCTTCACTTTTTAATAAGCGAATTACATGGCATTCCTGAATATAACATTTCCGTTGTTGCAAACAGTGAAGAGCAAGCAAAAACAAGCCCAGATGAAATTCATAAATGTATTAAAAGAAATGAAGTTTTACAAAGAGCTTTTAAAACAACATTAACACAAACCATTTCGAAATCGACTGGAAGTGTAGTGAAGTTTAGAACATCAAACGGAGACACAAAAGATGGTCTTCGCGATGGCGCTGTAATGTTTGATGAAGTCCATCAATATGAAAGCAATAAAGATGTCCGTGTTCACATCAGTGGTTTGGGAAAAAAGAAAAATCCGCGTGAGTTTTACATTGGTACAGATGGATATGTAAGAGATGGATTCTTAGATAAATTAAAAGAAAAGGCAATGAAAGTTTTAAAGGGTGAAGCCCGTCCGAATGCGCTGTTCCCTTTCATCTGTAAATTAAATGATGAAAAAGAAGTTGATGAAATCGATAATTGGGAAATGGCGAATCCAATGTTATCTCTGCCGTTAAGTGAGTATGCTGAAGGCTTACTTGAAACAATAAAAGAAGAGTATGAGGATTTAGAGGACGATCCAAGTAACCGAGAAGAGTTCATGACAAAGCGAATGAACTTACCTGTTACAAATTTAGAACGGTCCGTTGCAAAATGGTCAGAAATTCTTGCTACAAATCGTCCTTTTCCTGATTTATATGCTCAAGAATGCATAGGGGCGTTAGACTTTGCAAGTATTCGGGACTTTGCAGCATGTGGTCTTTTATTTAGACAAAATGGGGAATACATTTTTAAAACTCATTCCTTCGTACGAAAAGAATTTGTTGATATCTATTACGGATATTCTAAAAAAGCAGGCGAGTTCAAGAAACAAAAATTCGCTCCAATTAAAGAGTGGGAAGAGCAAGGATTACTAACAGTTGTTGATGAACCGACTATTAATCCTCAACACATTGTTGATTGGTTTGTAGAAATGCGAGAACAATATGGGATTAAAAAAATTATAGCTGATAACTTCCGTATGGAAGCAATAAGGCCACTATTAGTAGCAGAAGGGTTTGAAATAGAAGTTATACGAAACCCAAAAGCAATTCATAGTTTGTTAGCTCCACGTATTGAAATGGCGTTTGCAAATAAACAAATTATTTTTGAGGATAATCCACTAATGCGTTGGTATACGCAAAATGTGTTGGTTGTTATCAAAGCTGATGGAAATAAAATATACGAAAAGAAAGAGCCTGTTCGTCGAAAAACAGATGGGTTTCAGTGTTTTGTTCATGCTCTTTATCGGGCGGATGAGATACAAGAAGCTACTGATTTTGTTATAGGCAATATTAAATTTTAATAAAGGGGGTGATAACCATTGGATGGTTAGGTTCAGTATTTAAAAGAAATAAAGAACTAGAATTCATGTTGGATCTGGATATAATAACTGATACAGCAAACAGGCTTCATATGAAACGATTGGCAATTGATACATGCGTTTCATTTTTAGGAAGGACGATTAGTCAATCTGAATTTAGAATAAGAAATGGTAAAGCATTTAAGAAGAATGAGCTTTATTATCGATTAAACGTAAGACCAAACAAGAATATGACCGCAAGTACCTTTTGGGAACGGTTTGTTCGAAAACTTATTTATGATAATGAGTGTTTAGTTATACAAGCAGATGATGGTGATTTACTTATTGCAGATGGATTTCAACATAATGAGTACGCTGTGTTTGAAGATACTTTTACGGATGTAAGGGTAAAAGATTATACGTTTAAGAGAAGTTTTAAGCAAAGCGAAGTTATTCATTTGAAGTATCGGAATGATAAATTAACCCCACTTATTGATGGATTATTTGCAGATTATGGGGATTTGTTCGGCAGAATATTAAACTCTCAAAAACGTAAAAATCAAGTTCGTGGAACAGTTGATATGGATATGATTGGTGCTAAAACTGAGGAACAAATAGCAAAGTTACAAGAGTTTATAGACAACATGTATAAGTCAATTGGTTCTAAAGATATAGCTATTGTTCCACAGCAAAAAGGTATTAATTATAACGAGATATACAATGGTGTTGCAAATGGCCCAAGTGTGGAAGAAATCAATAAAGTAACAAATGGTTTCTTAAATCAAGTAGCTATGGCAATCGGTATTCCTATAGCTTTGATATATGGAGAAATGGCTGATGTAGAAAAGCAAACGAAAAATTATATGCTTTTCACAGTACGACCATTATTAAAAAAACTATCTGATGAAGCGAACGTTAAATTCTTTGAAATGAGTGAATATCTTTTGGGACAAAAAATTGAGGTTAAAGCTGTTTCCTATCAAAGTATATTTGATCTTGCGACAAGTATTGATAAGCTCATTTCTTCAAGTGCATTTACAGGAAATGAAATTCGTTCAGAAGTAGATTATGAAGAGTCAGATGATCCAAACCTAAATGTCCATCATATTACGAAGAACTATACAAAATTAAATGAATCTGAAGGAGGTGAGAAATGATGGAACATGTGAATATGAGTAAGCTTTTGAATTTAAAACGAGACATTCGTTTTGAAGCTAAAGGTGAAAATGAATATAAATTAACTGTTTATGGATCAATTGGTGGATGGTTTAGTGAAAATAATGCTGAAGCAGTAAGAAGAAAAATTCAAGATGTTAAAGCAGAAAAAATTCACGTTCATATTAATTCAGGTGGAGGTTCCGCATTCGATGGTGTAGCAATTTGTAATCAGTTAAAGCAGCATAGTGCAGAAATTATAGTTCATATTGATGGTTGGGCAGCTAGTGCCGCATCTGTAATTGCAATGGCAGGAGACAGAATTATTATGCCTAGTAATACTATGATGATGATTCACCAAGCAAGTACCTTTGAATATGGAAACGCAGATCTTTTTGAAAAAACAGCAAGAGATTTACGAAAGATTGATTCAGCTTTAGCAGGATCTTATAAGAAACGTTTTGTTGGAACAGATGAAGAATTAAAACAACTTTTAAAAGATGAAACTTGGCTAACGGCAGAGGAAGCAGTAGCTCTTGGTTTAGCTGATGAAATTGCTGATGAAATTGAAATTGATGATACGCAAGAGGGTGAAGAGGAGGAAGTTGTAGAAAATTTAAAAGAAAGTTTAGTAGCTAAGTATACGAAACAACAAAACAATCAAAATTCAAAAGAGCTTATTCAAGAGCCTGTTAATACAAAACAGAATCTGAGTACGCTCTTTTTAACATTAGGGGGAAAATAAAATATGGTTATCAAGTTTAATAATTTTGAAGAAAAGAAACTAGCATTTGCAAAAGCTACACAGGAAGGTACAGCAGAAGAGCAATCAGTAGCATTGAACTCCATGATTGAAGCACTTGCTACAGATGTAAGAACAGATATTTTAAATCAAGTGAATGAATCAATGGTAGATCGTTCTATTATGCAATCTCGCGGTGCTAATGTATTAACAAGTGAAGAAATGAAGTTCTTTAATGCAGTTGTGGAAGAAGGCGGCTTTAAGTCTACTGAAACTTTACCTAAGACAACCCAAGAACGTATTTTTGATGATTTAGTTGAAGATCATCCTTTCCTAAAACATATCGGTCTTGAAAATCTGGGTGCAGTAACAGAATTTATTTATGGAGATCCAGAAGGCGCAGCGGTATGGGGACCATTATTTGATGGTATTAAAGGTAAATTAAATGCTACATTCCGTAAAGATAGCATTTCCCAACTTAAATTAACGGCATTTATTCCATTAGCAAATGACATGTTGAAACTTGGGCCTGTATGGGTAGAACGTTATGTTCGTACAATGATTACAGAAGCGATGAAAGTAGGTTTAGAGCGTGGATTTGTAGCTGGTACAGGTAAAAATGAACCTATCGGGTTATTAAAAGATCCAAGTGGAAGTGTTGTGAATGGAGTATATCCAGATAAAAAGCCAGTAGGCACTTTAACGTTCGAACCAGGCCGCAAAACAATCAATGAATTAAAAGGTGTTGTTAAACTACTAGCTAAAAAATTGAATGCTGATGGTTCAGACGCAGATCGACCAAAAAATATTGCTGGTAAAGTAGTTATGGTAACTAATCCGTTTGATACTTTTGATATTCAAGCAAACGCGACAATTCAAAATGCGGCTGGAGTATATGTAACTAGTTTGCCATTTAATCCAATTCTTACAGAGTCAGTGTTTGTACCTCAAGGAAAAGTATTATTCTTTGTTAAAGGTCAATATGTTGCAGCAATGGGTGGAACAGAGCCAATTAAGAAGTATGAAGAAACATTAGCTTTAGAAGATGCAACTGTTTATATTGCAAAACAATATGCTACAGGTAAACCGAAGGATAAATACACTTCACAAGTTTACACATTAAAGCTTGAAGAAATAACACCACCGACTGAAGGGTGATTTAAATGGAAACAGTAATTTCAGACGAAATAATACAGCAGTTCAAAGATAGGATGCACTTGGGTGAGGATGAAGACGATAACCTAAAGCGCATCCTTTTTGCATCCAATGAAGCTTTATTAAAAGTATGTGGATTGTATGATATAAACAAAGATGAGACGTTCAAAGAATTAGTTTTTGAACGTTCTCGTTATGCTTATAATGATGCACTTGAGTATTTTACTAAAAACTTTTTAACCGAAATTAATAGTTTTGGTATTGCAAAAGCATTAGAAGAAATCAAATTGGACGGTGAGTAATATGCGTCCTTTTCAGTATAAAAAACCACTGAATACAGGTGACTTTAGAAATCGAATTAGCATTGAACAATCTAAAGTAATAAAAGATGAATTAAACCAAGTAATTGAAACATCTTGGCAAGAAGTTAAAAGAGCATGGGCAATGATAAAAACGGTGAAAGGGTCTGAGTATATTGAAGCTTCAGCTTCACAGTCTACACGAATTTATCGGTTTGTAATTCCTTATACAACTGGTATTACAGAATTAATGCGAATTAATATGAAGAATCGTATCTTTGACATTATCGAACCGCCAATGAATGATGATGAAATATATCAAACATTGACTATTATCGCAAAGGAGTATGTTTAATATGAATAATTTTGCGAGTGATCTTGCTAGAGAATTGCAAAGGTATGCAAATGTTGTGGAAGAAGAGTTAACAAATACACAAGAAGATGTAGCTGATATTGCTGTAAGTAAGTTAAGACAAAATAGTCCTAAAAAAACAGGTGGTTATCGTAAAGGTTGGCGTAAGAAAAAAGTAGGTAAAGCCGTTGTTATCCATAATACAAAAGGGCAATTAACGCATCTTTTAGAAAATGGCCATGCGAAAGCTAGTGGTGGCCGAGTACTGGAGAAAGTGCATATTCGTCCCGTTGAAGAGTATGTAATTGATGAATTGCCAAAACGTATTGAAAGGGCAATTGAATCATGACATTAACATTAGGAGAATTTATAAAAATTCTTGAAGCTACAGGTTATCCTGTGGCTTATTCGCATTTCATAGCAACACCAGGTAATCCAGTTCCAGCGCCACCATATATTTGTTTTCTTGTGGATGGTTCAGCAAATTTAATGGCTGATAATAAGGTGTATCACAAGATAAATGATGTAAATATAGAGCTTTATACAACTAAGAAAGATGTAGTTGCAGAAGCCAAGCTAGAACAAGTCCTAGACGATTACGAGATTCCTTATGACTCGTATGGGACTTTTATTGAATCTCAAAAAATGTATCAAAAATTTTATGAAACGAGGTTGATATAAATGAATGAAAATAAAGTAGCATTTGGTTTAAAGAATGTTCATTATGCGCTTTTCGATATTAAAGATGGTGTAGTTACATTTAATACACCAATTCCATTACCTGGTGCGGTTGAATTAACGTTTGATCCACGAGGGGATTTAATTGAATTCTACGCTGATGACATGCTTTATTACGCTGCAAGTAATAACCAAGGGTATGATGGAACGCTTTCTATTGCGACTATTCCAGAACAATTTGCAATCGATGCACTAGGAGAGGAATTAGACGAAGAAGATGGTGTGTTAAATGAGTTAGCCGATGCGAAAGGAAAATCATTTGCATTATTATTTGAATTTGATGGCGATGTACGAGCGACTCGACACGTTATGTTTAACTGTTCAGCAAGTCGTCCAACACTTGCATCTAAAACAAAAACAAATTCAGCGGAGCCAAATACAAATGAACTTAAATTTGTATCCAGCCCTATTGATATTAATGGAAAACGTATGGTTAAAACGAAAACTACTACTAAATCAAAAACAGATATTTATAATAATTGGTACAAAAAAGTGTATACAAAAGTACCTGCATTACCAAAAGGAGCGTAAGTAAATGGAAAAGACAATTACAATAGACGGAAAACAGGTCAAATTAAAAGCTAATGCAGCATCAGCCAAGCGATATAAGGCGCAATTTAGACGGGATTTATTTGCCGATATGTTTAAATTAGGCGCTATAGGTACATTCGCTTCGCAAGATGCAACAGAAGGTACTATTGATTTTTCTAACTTAGATTTCGACAAGGTAGATTTTGAAGTTTGTTACGATTTAGTTTGGTTATACGCTAAAACAGCTGATCCTGAAATTCCAGACCCGATGACTTGGTTAGAAGGATTTGATGAGTTTCCTATTTACGATATAATGCCGGAAATTAATGAGATGGTTCAAAAAACAATGGGAGCAAAAAAAAAGTAAAGAAAATTAATGAAGAGCAAGGGACTTTCAGTGATGAAGAATTAAGCACTGAATTGTTCCTTGCTCTTTGCTATGAAGCAAAGCTTACATATTGGGACTTAGAAGTGATGACGATTGGTGATTGTTTTGATTATATCGCTGAGTATGCTGAAATGAAAAATCCAGGAAAAGAAAAAGTTCGAAAAGCAACTCAAGAAGACTTTAATGCTTTCTAAGAAAAAGGGGTGAGATAATGGCAGGAGGGAAAATTAAAGGAATTACGATTGAAATTGGAGGGAATACGCAGCCGTTACAAAATGCCTTAAAAGACGTGAATAAGCAAAGTGATTCTTTGACTAAAGAGTTAAAAGATGTTGAACGTTTATTAAAGTTTGATCCCAGTAACGTTGAGGCACTTGCTCAAAAGCAACAATTGCTTACACAACAAATTGAAAAAACTACACAAAAGCTCGATAAATTAAAAGAAGCGGAGCAACAGGTTCAAGAGCAATTTCAAAATGGGAAAATCTCAGAAGAGCAGTACCGCGCATTTAGGCGTGAAATTGAATTTACACAAGGGTCACTTGATGGTCTGAAAAACAAGCTCGGTAATATGAAAGCCGAACAAGAAAATGTAGCAAGTTCAACACGGCAATTAAAAACTTTATTTAGTGCTACAGGAAAAAGTGTTGATGATTTTGCGAGCGCATTAGGTAATCGTCTTGTAAATGCAATTAAAAGTGGATCGGCTACAAGTCGACAGTTAGAACAAGCAATTGGTTTTATTGGTCGTGAAGCTTTAGGAACTGAAGCTGATATTGAAAAATTACAACGTGCCCTCCGATCTGTGGATGCCGGAAGCTCTATTCAACAAGTACAAAATGAGTTAAGGGACTTACAACAAGAAGCTGGCAGAACCGAGAAGAAGTTTGAAGGTCTAAAAGTAGGATTAGAGAATGTTATTGGTGGATTAGCAGCTGGTGGTGGAATTGCAACAGCTGTTGAGAAAGCACTTGATATGTCAAAATTGAAAACCAAAATTGATATATCTTTTGATGTCCCTGAATCCTCGAAAAAATCAGTAGAAGAAGCAATAAGAGGCGTAACAGCTTATGGAGTGGATGCTGAAGAATCGCTTGCTGGTGTACGTAGGCAATGGGCTTTAAATAAAGATATTAGTGATGAAGCGAATGCATCTATTGTTAAAGGTGCAGCAACAATCGCGCAATCCTATGACGGTATAGATTTTACAGAGTTGATTCAAGAAACCTATGAAATAGGAAATGAATTAGGAATAACACAAGATAGTGCTCTTGGTATGGTTGATGCTTTGTTAAAAATGGGATTTCCGCCAGAACAGTTAGACATCATTGCTGAATATGGTAGCCAGCTAACTCGTGCAGGCTTTAAAGCTGAGGAAGTCCAAGCAATTATGGAAGCTGGCGTTGAAACTGGTAGTTGGAATATTGATAATCTTTTAGACGGACTGAAAGAAGGTAGGATTCAATTAACTGAATTCGCACAAGGAGCTGATAAGGCTTTAAAAGAAGCGCTTGACGGTTCTGGTATTGCGACTGAACAAATAGAAAAATGGGGAGCATCTGTCGCTAAAGGCGGAAGAGATGGCGCAGCAGCGATGGTAGAAGTAGCTAAAGCTATTGACGGAATAGAAGACCCAGTTAAGAAAAATCAGGTTGGGGTCAAAGTTCTAGCCACTATGTTTGAAGATCAAGGTCAAAATTTAACAAACACTTTAATTGAAGCTTCTAAGAAAACAAAAGATCTTCAACAAAACCAAGACAACTTAAATGAATCTGTTAAAAAATTAGATGCAAATCCAGCTGTAAAGTTCCAAAAAGCGATGGGCGATTTACAAATGGCTCTTGAACCTATACTAGGAGTAATTGCTGATGTTGTTGCTAGTATTGCTGATTGGATTTCTAATAATCCAGAATTAGCAGCGACCTTAGCAGCGGTTGCAACGGCTATTGGAATAATTTCAGGGGCACTTATGGCTATTGCACCAATTGTTGTATCGGTCATGGGGGTATTTGAAATTGGGGCCGCCGCGGCACTAGGTATAGTTGCTATTGTTCCTATTATCATAGCCGCTATAGTTGCTCTTGGAGTGGCTATTTATAAAAACTGGGATGATATTAAAAATTGGACAATAGAAGCATGGGATTCTATTAAAGAGTACTTAGTAGAGCTTTGGGACGGGATATCCCAATCCTGTAGTGAAGCATGGTCTTCATTTTTAGAAGCAATGCATGAATTTTTTGATCCGATAGGTCAATTTTTTAGTGATTTATGGGAGGGTGTAAAGCAGGCGTGTAGCGATGCATGGAATTCTACTGTTGAATTCTTTTCTGAAGCATGGTCTTCTTTCGTAGAAATGATGCATAGTTTCTTTGATCCGATAGGTGAATTCTTTAGTAGTTTATGGTCTGGCATTGTTGAAACTGCTTCCTCCTGGTGGTCCTCTTTAGTTGAAACAGCATCTGAATTGTGGGGAACATTAACGCAAGCATGGCAAGAAACATGGGATACAATTCTTACTGTTTTAGATCCATTTATTTCGGCAGTTTCCACCGTTTTAGAAGCTGGTTGGTTGTTAATACAGGCAGGTGCACAAATTGCATGGGCGGCAATCTGTCAATATATTATTCAACCGATTCAGGAAGCTTACGACTGGGTAAGTACACAAATCGGTGAAATGGTCACTTGGCTTGGTACACAATGGGAAATTGCAAAAGCTATGGCACAAATTGCTTGGGGACTATTTAAGCAATATATTATTCAACCTGTTCTAGACACTTGGAACTTAGTAAAAGAAAAGTTCAGTGATTTAGTTTCTTGGCTAAATTCACAATGGGAGACAGTTAAATCATATACATCAGCAGCATGGGGGTTATTTAAACAATATATTATAAAACCTGTACAAGATACTTGGAATTTAGTAAAAGAAAAGTTTAGTGATTTATCCAATTGGATGTTAGGAATTTGGGCGAAAATAAAAGGCTATACACTTGAAGCGTGGAAGATGGTTTACACGTACATCGTTCAACCAGTTATTTCAGCTTATAATTCTGCAAAAGAGAAATTCAATGATATGTACAATACAGCACGGGAAAAATTTGATTCTGTTAAGAATGCAGCTCAAGAAAAATTTGAAGCGGCAAAACATTTCATTATAGATCCAATTAAAGATGCAGTTGACAGTATAGAAAAATTCATTGGAAAGATTAAAGGATTCTTTAGTGACTTGAAGTTGAAAATTCCAAAACCAGAAATGCCACCTCTTCCACACTTCAGCTTACAAACAAGCACGAAAAATGTTTTAGGTAAAGATATTACATTTCCGTCAGGAATTAATATTGATTGGCATGCAAAAGGCGGTATCTTTACTAAACCAACTATCTTTGGAATGAATGGCGGAAACTTGCAAGGTGCAGGAGAAGCGGGGCGAGAAGCAGTGCTTCCTCTGAATAAAAAGACACTTGGAGATATTGGTGCAGGAATTGTGGCAGCCATGCCAAGACAACAATTTGCAATGCCGAGAGAAATAAATCAACTAATGGGTGACATGAGCCGTATGATGGCTAGTTCTGTGAGTCAATTATCAGGATTAAAGAGTGTCATGAGTGGTGTGTATGGAAGTATGTCAAATAGTAGACAAGCTATGGCAAGCAGCGTATCAAATCAAGTGATTAATTACGGATCTGGTTCATCTTCTAGTGGTGAAGTTATTCCAATGCTTGGGGGAGATTTAGTTATTGAAGTGCCTGTTAATTTAGAAGGAAGAGACGTGGCACGCGGTACTTATCGCTATACAACCGAGTATCAAGAAAGAGAAGCAAAAAGAAACTCAGCCTTTTAGGTTTGGGTTTCTTTTATTTTATAAAGAAATGAGGTGTTGGCATGAGTTCTTTTACTTTTAACAACCAACGAAAGGAGTACATTCAAATAGAAAAGGGATGGAGTCCACCAACATGGGCACCTCTAAAACGTAATTTCTTAAAAACACCTGGATACCCTGGTGCAAGATTATTAGGAACAGAAACGGATCCTCGTCCACTCCCTGTCCCTGTGGGAATCATTGTTCCAGATGGAACGAATTTAGAAAGGTTAAAAGAAGAAATAGCGGGTTGGTTAATTACAGAAGAAGCAGTTGAGTTAGTTTTTGATGCAACTCCTGATAGAACATATTTAGCTGTGATTGATGAAGATTTTAATCCTGATGATTTCGTTACGTTAGGTAAAGGAACTTTGAAATTTATTTGTCCGATTCCTTATAAATTAGGACCTACTCGAACAGTAGATTTTCAAACAGGTGCGCTTGGGTTAACGGCAAATGTTCAAAACAAAGGAACCGTTCATTCTAATCCTATTATTGAGATTGACATTAAAAAACCAAACACTTTTTTAGATGTATGGTTTGGTGGGATATCTTTAAGTAATCGAGATTATTTTCGTATCGGTATGCCACTCAAAACTGTAGAAAAGCCTGTGGAAAGGAATCAACGTATAGTATGGGATGAAATGGCCACTACTGTTGGATGGAGTAAAGTCAGTTCAATGGAAGATGGTGAACCGGTTGGTGAAATGAAATCAGATAAATACCAATTCTATTGTTCTAATTTTGGAGCTGGAACGGGAAAAGGGTGGCACGGTGCAGCTGTCAAAAAGAGTATACCTGGTGGTCCAGTACAAGATTTTATTATGCAAGCCTACGTTACTTGTAAGAGTAAGAAAATCAATGAAATGGGACGAGTTGAGATAGCAATACTCGATGAAAATAGTAAGGTACTTTCGAAAATTGCTATGAATGATCTCTTTTGGCAAGCCGAACAAAATTTTGGAACGATGGTTATTGGATACGATAACAAGCCAGGGAAAACAGGGCTGATTTATGAGAGTGGTAATTATCCGAATACATGGAATCAATATTTTGGACGATTGTGGATAGCTAGAACAGGAAATGTATGGGAAGCGTATATTTCGAAATTTCTGCCTGGGACAGAAAAAGATGATTCAGAGCGTTTTGCACGGTGGACAGATGAAAATAACTATCACATGGAAAAAGCAGCTCAAATACAGATTAGCATTATGCAATGGCAGGATGTACCGCCAGTAGAAGCGATGTCAGTTAGTGATTTAAAGTTTTGGAAAGTAAATTTAAATACGAAAAACACACCGCCTTATATAGTAGATGTTGGCGATAAAGTCGTAATTGATACAGAAAATAGTCATGTAACGATTGAAGGGAAGGATGCGATTAATATTAAGGACATTTTCAGTAATTTTCCTATCATTAATAAAGGTATGAATACACTAGAAATCATGCCTTATGATATCGGAATAGCAAAGGTTAAATATAGGGAGCGATTTAGATGAGAACGCCAAGTGGAGTCTTACATATTATTGATTTTAAGACTAGTCAAATCGTTTCAGCTATACAACCAAAAGATTATTGGGATGATAAACGTCATTGGGAAATCAAGAATAATATCGATACTTTAGAGTTTAAAGTATTTGATAACACGAAATATGCGGCAACACTTATGCAACAAAACTTAGTATTAAAAGAAGTAAGGGATGGGAGTATTGTTCCGTATGTAATCACTGAAGTAGAAAAAGACCCTGACGATAGATCCGTAATTACTTATGCATCAGGTGCATGGATTAATCTTGCTAAAGATGACTATATTCGTCCACAGAAAATTGAAGGTAAGACAGTAAATGAATTTATGGATATTGCTCTTGTAGGTGTAAAATGGAAGCGTGGTAAAACGGAGTATGCTGGATTTCGTTCTATGACCATTGACGAATTTATAGATCCGTTGAGTTTCTTAAAAAAGATTGCTTCCCTATTTGAATTAGAAATTATATACCGTGTTGAAGTGGTCGGTTCTCAAATCGTAGGTTGGTATGTAGATATGGTGAAAAAAAGAGGAAGAGAAACAGGAAAGGAAGTAACATTAGGTAAAGATTTAATTGGAATCAAACGTATTGAGAACTCACAAAACATTTGTACAGCTTTAATTGGATTTATCAAAAAAGAAGGTGGAGAAGTTCTCACTATCGCAGATATAAACAAAGGTATGCCATATATTGTGGATAGCGATGCTTTTCAACGTTGGAATGAAAGAGGTAAACATAAATTTGGATTTTACACTCCAGAAACAGAAGAAGATATTACATCAGAACGTTTATTGACTCTTATGAAAACAGAGTTAGTAAAACGTGTGAATACCTCTGTATCTTATGATGTTCAAGCACAAAGTATAGGGCGTGTATTTGGACTAGCTCACGAGTTAATCAATGAGGGAGATACAATCCGAATTAAAGATGTTGGATTCACACCTAAGCTTTATTTAGAAGCAAGGGCAATCGCTGGTGATGAATCATATACTGATCCTTCGCAAGATAAATACTCATTTGGTGATTACCGTGAGATTACAGATCCAAATGAAGAACTACGAAAGATTTACAATCGTATCCTTAGTTCACTAGGTAGCAAGCAAGAACTGATAGATCAGTTAGATAAATTAGTGAAAGATGCAAATGAAACAGCTAATAATGCTAAGAAAGAATCAGAAGTAGCAAAAACACTGGCTGAAAAAGTTCAAGAGAATCTTAAAAATAATACGGTAAGTATTATTGAAGCTAAAAATCCACCGACCGATAATCTTATAGTAGGTAAAACATTATGGCGAGATATTAGCGACGGTAAACCAGGTATTTTAAAAGTGTGGAACGGTAAAGGTTGGGAACTCCTTATTCCTGATGTGGAAACTATCAAGACAGAAACAATGGAACAGGTTAATAAAGATATTAAACTTACAAAAGAAGAATTAAATAAAAAAGTGGAAGAAGCGCAAAAAGAAGCTTCGGGACAATTCAAGGAAGTTAAAAATAGTCTCCAAGAAGTTTCGCAAACGATTAAAAATGTACAAAACTCTCAAGGTGAAATTAATAAAACTGTTTCTGAAATGAAACAAACTAACGAGGGTTTTACTAAATCTATTGAATCTTTAACAAAAAAAGACGGTGAAATCACTGGAAAATTAAATACAGTGGCAGAGACTGCTGAAGGTACAGAAAAGACAATCTCTGAGGTGCAGCAAACAACAAATGCTTTAAAGAAAACCACAACTGAAATTACAGAAAAGGCTGGTCAGATTAGTGAGAAGTTGGAGAGTGTAGAAAAGAAAGTTAATAACGATAAAGCTGGAGGACGTAATCTGTTATTAGATTCAAATGCTAAATACGAAAAAACAGATTATCTAATCAATCCATATTCTCTAACCGAAAATTTCTCTACAGGTGAAGAATATACATTTGTAATTAAAGGTAGCGTTCCGAAGGGGCAGAAGTTCGGGATTTGGCAAAATGGCGGTTCGAATAATGTTGGATATGCAACAAGTGTTTATGCGAATGGAATTACCTATGTAACTTTTAAAGCTGTAGCAGCAACGAGTGGAAATGAAAGAAAGTTGAGTCTGTATAACTTTCCAAGTAACACTACAAAAGCCATTGTAGAATGGGTTGCTTTATATAAAGGTAATAAGCCACAGGATTGGATACCAGCTCCAGAAAATCAAGTAACGAGCGATGAATTCACTAAGAAAACAACCGAGATTAAAAAAAGTGTGGATGGTATTAAAGAAAGTATTAAAACGGTAGAAAAAACACAAACCGCTTTTAATGAACGTGTTAACACTGTAGAAAAGAATGTAGAAGGAACAACTGCAAGTGTTAAGAAATTACAGGAAACACAAACTGAGCAAGGGAAAACATTAACTCAGGCGGCCACAACGATACAGCAACACTCTGAAGCATTGAAATTAACAATGAAAAAGAAAGATGTTGAGGATTATGTAGGCGGTTTAGGTACTGTCAACGAGTTGCGTGATGCTGATTTTAAGTTAGGACAGAAATATTGGTTTTGGAATAGCGGTAATGGGGCTATTGGTTCTGTTGATACGAATTTAAAATACAAAGGTATGAATACATTTGCAATTACCGTTACTGGCCAGACTCAGGATCGTTGGTGGGGACTTACAAGCCAATTCATTGAGTGTCAGGTTAACGAAGAATTTGTTGCATCAGGTTATTTCAATACTGATGGGAAAACACCTATTGATAGTAGTGGTGCATTTATTGAAATTGAATGGTGGACGGGTGACAAAAAAACTCGCATTAAAACAGCTAGAACAAATATCAAGGTTGTAAATCATACATGGGTTCGTGCTGTATGTTCAGATAAAGCGCCAGCCAATACATCGTTTGTGAGATGGCGTTATTATGTTACAAGAAATGGGCGTTTATGGTGTGCTGCACCTATGTTACAACGTGGCACCATAGCTACAGAATTTTGGTTACATCCGAAAGATCAAACGGATGTTGATAAAATGCTAGAAGATATAGCTAATAGAGTAGCTACTGAGAAATACAATCAGAAAGTTACAGAGTTAGAAAGAAGTATTGGCGCAAATGAAAAAGGTATTACAATCGTTTCTAGAAAACAAGAAACGTTTATAAATGAGACTTATAATGTCTATGCAAGGAAAACGGAATCTAGGTTAGAAGTTTTAGATGAAGGGATTTTAGCGCAGATTTTAAAGGACGGAATTGTCACTGCCATCAATATGTCCCCTGGGAAAATTACAATCAATGCTGCAAAACTGGATATTAATGCAGATACAATGGTCAAATGGCTAACAGCAAAAGGTATTGATACGAATCTTATTAGAATTAACGGTGACAAGATAACCATTGATAAAGATGGTGTAACTGTTAAAATGCTAGACTTCCTATTCCAAGACGAATGGGGAACAAAAACAACTGCGGTATCAAGACGAAACCTAATAGCAGATCCAGACTTTTCTAGTGTTACAAAGAAAAACATTGGACATAACGATTATTATGGGTTTGAAGGTGGATACGGTCTTACTTGGAAGTCCTGGGGAAATGTCGTAATAGAAAAGAATACACATATATTCGATTACGAACAAATGGTGAATGCTGCAAGGGTAGATATGTATAACTATCCGGAAACGATCGTGAATAACGGTATACATCCTGGAAACGAATATACAGCATCCGCTCACTTTAGAACTGCCATGATAAATGGCGTGCGTAAGACAGGAAAACCGCGAATACACGTATGCTGCGTTAAATTCCGAGACAATGTAAGTTACGATATATGGAATGAACAAAAAATGGACTTTCCGGAGCCGTCTACATTTTATGGAGAAATCAGAAGATATTCATTTACCTTCAAAGTGCCGAAAAACTATATTCCGCAACAACATGCATTGATTATTAAAGTTTGTTCTGGAAGTGCTGACATGAGACAAGGGACAGCGATTTGTGTAAGTGGTGTAACGCTATACAGTGGCAAATATGCATCTATGTATAATTGGGATCGTGCAGCAGCAGAAAGAGCGGATGGTATTCAGCCGTTTAACGCACTTGCTGTAGGTGGTGTGAATAATAATATAAAACCCGCAGCAGACGGACAAACGTTTGATATAAGTACAGAAAAGGATGTAAAAGTTTTTTCTAATATAAGGGCGATGCAAGGAATTAACTTAGGCGGTGGTGGATTCCAACAATGGGGGCATATTCGTTTTGTAGAAGGAAACCGCGGATTAGGATTCTATGTCTGTAACTCAAATGGGTGGCACTTTAATAGTTTAGGATAAAGAAGAAAGGAGTAGTATATGAATCAGAATTCAATTTCACCTGTTGCACCTCCACAACCTGGGGATGTCACGCCGTTTATGGGATATTTAGTAGATTTAGAAAGATCGGAGAATGGAGTTTTTGTAAACATTCCAATCAATGTATTAAATAACGCAGGGCTTTCAAATGGCATGAATAAAGTTGAAGTGTGGAGAGAACTTGATGGTACCATAAGCTTTAGAATCGCAACAAGATGCGAAATCTGTAAACGTGGAGCACGTCTATATAAACTAGATATGGGATTTGCGAAAAAACACATTTGTATGGAGTGTTATACATCGCTTACAGGGAATTATCCCTCCCAACAGCCACCAACTAATGAAAATACAATACAAATAGAGAAAGAGCAGCCATAAGCTGTTTTTTATTTTGTATAAAATACGGCTTTTGGTAAATTCAATTTGTAGATCACGGGGAGCTAAGTAGTTCCACCTGTTTTGGTTATCACCCCAATTGTTTAGCTGAATATCAAAGTTTAACCTTTTTATGATTGAAGTTATAATGGAACAGTCTTGAATTCTAATAGAATGCATATTATTAGGTAGTGCATAGCTATAAATAACTAAAAAATATAAGATTAGGAGGGGATAGGTAATGAATTATTATTCTTTAAGTCAAAAGAAAGAGTTGGATAATGTTTATGTAATGGCAAAAAAACTCCTTATACAGATAAAAGAACAGAATAATAATCAACCACTTAAAGAAACTCACTTTTTTTATTTATCACAAGCTATTGAATATTGGGAGTTGCAAAATAAAAATCATGTATAATGTAGATTAGGACTTATATAAATTAAGAACTCTTTTGTGATAGAATTAAAAGGTAATTTTATGCAAGGGAGTTATAGTGATGAGAGAAATTATTAAAGCATATTTTAAAGAAATTGATCAAAGTATCGAGAAGCTATCAAATAGATTTGAGGGGAATTTAACTTCAATACCTTCATGGATATTGTGTTATCGGAAAATACGTGTGGGGTATATTGATGGTAGTAATTTTGTACTAATTTCAATTACTCCCTCTGATGATCTTATGGAAGATGAAGTGATAGAAGAAGTTATTTCTACAAATGAAGAGTTAAGGAATTTTCATAGTCCTTGGGTTATTGATAATATTAGAATTAACAATCTTCCTCAAAGTGATTTTTATCAGGCATTTGGAGATATGAAGATGATTGAGAAGAACAATATAAATGCCCTTCCTGTTTTGCAGGATAAAGCACTTCGTATTAATGTAACTAAAGATCTTATACCAGTATTTTTTTCATTAGAAGAAGCGAGACAGAATGCAATTGACTTTTGGAATAATGGCCAAAACGAATTTTCAGAACAAAACTCTTTTGTGGATAACCTTCAGAATATTTTTGATAGATTTAAAAATATTATAAAAAGGAAATCTTTTGTTGAAAGAAGGATACATCGTTACATTAATGAATATTATATGTATTTGTTACCTAGTCATATTGATAAGTATTTTGAACATCCATTATATTTAAATGGTGAAAAGAGAGTTGCTGATTTCATTTTAAAAAGAGAGAATAGTCTTCCCTCAATGTTAATAGAACTTGAAAGTCCAAATGTGAAAATTTTTAAAAAGAATGGTGAACCAACAGCTGAAGCTAATCATGCAAAAAATCAGATTAGTGAGTGGGTACGCTTTATTGAACAAAATTCGAAAAATGCTGAAGGGGAATTTGAATTTTTACATGGCCCTAAAGAAAGATTGGTTATTATGGGGAGAGGGATGGATTATAAAGAGCAAATGATGAACTCTAGGTATACAGATACTTTAATGTGGACGTATGATTTTCTTATAATTGAAGCTAAAGAAAAGTGGAATAAATTTATATTAGAACAGTGTAAAGTATTGGGGATAGAACACCCTAATTTAATTCAATGAGGAAGTTTAGAAAAATCAATATTTGTATTAAGAGAGGCTGAAATGCTTCTCTTTTTATTTTTAGGAGATGAAAACATGGATCGTATTGATGTATTAATGAAAGCATTTATTGCTACATTTGGTGGCTTTTGTGGGTATTTCTTGGGAGGATGGGATGCAACATTGAAAATCTTAGTAACGATGGCAGTTATTGATTATCTAACTGGCATGATTGCAGCAGGGTATAACGGAGAATTAAAAAGTAAAGTTGGTTTCAAAGGCATCGCCAAAAAGGTGGTGCTTTTTCTTTTGGTCGGAGCGGCAGCTCAATTAGATGCAGCGTTAGGAAGTAATAGTGCTATTCGTGAAGCGACAATTTTCTTCTTCATGGGTAATGAATTACTTTCACTTTTAGAAAATGCCGGACGAATGGGTATTCCGCTTCCGCAAGCTTTAACAAATGCAGTTGAGATTTTAGGCGGTAAACAAAAACAAGAAGATAGAAAAGGAGATGTTAAGTAA